GGTGGAGAAGGCGTCCATGATGCCGATGCCGCTGGCGTTCCGCATGTACATGCTGGACAACTGGTTGCAGACGGGCGTCATCGACCTCAAGGAGTACCGCCGCCGCCAGATGTTTGCGCTGGCGTCAAACATCTCGTCGCCCGACGACGATCAGGAAGCCCGTGCCAAGCGCGTGGCCGATGCCATCCGCACGGGGGAACCGATTCCCGAGCTGCGTTGGCAGGACAACGAAGCGATTCATCAGGATGTGCTAGAGCGCGACATCCTGCTGCAAGACGATTTGGACCCGCAGATTATCGCCGTGGCGCAGGAACGGTGGACCGCCCTCGCCAATCAGGCTATGCAGAAGCAGGGTGGACCGCCGGGGGCACCCCCGATGGCACCCCCTGCGCCGGGAGCTGGACCCGAAGGCGGACCGCCCGCCGCCAGCGTACCATCGTTGCCACCGGGACAGTTGCCCCTCGCCGCCAGTAATCCCCCCATTGGGGTGGCCCCGCTCATGCAGCAGTCGCTGGCGGGCATCCCTGATGAAGAGATCGCTGCACGGCAAGCGGACATCTTATCCCGCCAGCAATAGGATTGTTTGTGACTGCTCCTGTACTCGACATCAACGATGTCATCGCAGAAGCGGCTGCCGCCGCGCTGCCTGCTGCACCCGACCCCGTCGAATCCCCCAACGACGAGCCGACCGAATCCGACGCGCCAGCCGCAACGGATCTGGAAGAAGTCCCGACCGAGACCGCAGACACGGACGATCCGTCCGACGCGGAAGCTTCGGTGCAGGATGACGTCGTCCTTCCTGACGGCTATGTCGCAGTGCCAACCCTTTCGGAAGGGCTGGCCACCGACTTTACGCTCTACGATGACGCGGGAGAGGTCGAAGTCCCAGCCTTGACCGTGGAATACAAAGCGAATGGCAAGGTGCGAAAGGACCGGCTGGATCAGGTCGTCAAGCTCGCCCAGTGGGGCGTGTACAACGAAGAGCGGGATAAGCGGGCGCAGGTCGTGGAACAGGAGTACCAGCAGACGCTGGCTGCCATGCAGCAGATGGAACAGGTCGTGGCCGAGCGCGAAGCGCAGATGGAGCGGTTGCTCCATGACGAGGCGTTTCTCGACGCTGTCCGCGATGCGTACTTGGCAGAAAACTCGCCAGAGAAACGCGCAGAACGCGCAGAGCGCGAAGCGGATAACTTGCGCGTGTCGTACCAGATGCAACAAATTCAAAGCAGTGGCGAGCAGTTTTATACCACAGAAGTCGTGCCAGCCGTTCAGATGATTATGAACGCACTGCCATCGGTGACTGCGGAAGAACTTGAGTCTCGCCTCCAGATGGTGATGCAAGCGCACGCGGACACGGCGCCGAACGGACAGCCGTATGTCCCCCCGTCACGCTATGACGCCATTCGACAGTACATCGTTGAAGACTTGGCTTTGTGGGCGCAAATGGTCAACGCCAAGCGTTCTCAGCCCGCCACGGCAAACAAGCAGGCCATTCAGGCGGAACTGGATAAGGCGCGGATTGAAGCGCAGAAAGCCAAGAACCTCGTCGGTCGGGCCACGAAGCCTACCGGACAAGCGGGCAAATCCGCCGAAGGTCCGAAAGCGCCGAAGGCTCCGGCCACCGTCGATGACGCGGTAGATAGCGCGTTACAGGCGGCGCTTGCTTCATTCTCTCGTTAAGGAATCCATCAGATGCCGAATCCTACCGTAATCTCGGATGCAGAACTGACAGGTCTGCTGAAGAACGTGTATTCGCAGTTCCGTGAGAAGGTCCAGAACCTTGTCACGCCGCTTCTCGCCCAGCTCGAAAAGGGCAAGGCCGGTGGCCCCCGCAACATGCGCTGGGGCGGTAACAACGTCTTCTTCGACGTCGTCGTTGGTCGCCCCGCTGGCGCGACGTTCTCGCAGTCTGGCTACTTCCCGCCTGACACCACGGCCACGGAAGTGCAGGGCAACGTCGGCGTGGTCCGTGCCTACACGACCCGTCAGATCGACGGGCTGGCGTTCGTCGGCACCCAGAGCAAGGACGCGGCCTTCACGACCATCGCCACCAAGACGATGGAAGAAATCAAGGACGCCTCCAAGCTCCTCATGCAGCAGGCGCTGCACAACAAGCCGGACGGCATTGTCGCGCTGATCGGCACGGTGTCCAGCTCCACCTCCATCATCGTCTCGTCGCCCTACGGTCTGGCGGGCGCTGGGCAGGGGTCGCTGCTCCTCTCGGTGGGTGACTACATCGCCGTCCTCGACACGTCGTCCTCGGACGCGGTGCTTGGGCGAGCGGCGATCACGGCGATCAGCAACAGCGGCGACAACGCCACGCTGACGCTGGGCACGGCCATCACGGGCATGGCGGCGACGGACAAGATCGTGAAGGCGACGGCGAACGATACCTCGTTCAACGTGGCGATGAACGGTCTCGTCAACATCACGAACCGTGGCGGCAGCTATGCCAGCCTTCACAACATTTCCGCCAGCACCTACAACATTTGGGATGCGACGCGGATGGTGGCGGGGACCGATACGCCGGATGTGAACCAGCCGACCGAGTCGGACATCTGGGATCTCATCCAGCGCATCAACGGGCGCTCGGGCAAGGACGCGATGGCCCGTCCGCAGGACTTCTTCATGCTGACCACGCCGGGTCTCGGCAAGAAGCTGATGGAGTCGATGGTGGCGCAGCGCCGGTTCACCGCTGGCGAGTTCTCCACCACGATCAAGGGCGGCTACAAGGCCGTCGAGATCTGCGGCATCAAGTGCTACCTCGACTACTACGTCCCGGCTGGCACGATCTATCTCCTCCACCTCCCGTCGCTGGCGTGGGTGGACGCGAAGGATTGGGGCTTCGTCGAGTTCGAAGGTGCGGGTCCGTGGCGTTGGATTCAGGGCCGCGATGCCTTCGAGACGACCTACGGCTGGTACGGCAACCTCGCCGCGCTCGCCCGTAATAGCCACGGCATCATCACCGGCTACACGGATACCGTCCGCTACAGCCACGTCGGCTAAGGAAGATCGGGGGTGGTGGGCAACTGCCACCCCCACTTCTTCACCTTTTGAACGGAGACTGACATGAGCGTAGCAAACAGCTTTGCGCCACTGCCGGGACGATTTGGGGTGCTTCCCAATCTGCTCGTTGGTCGGTGCGATGCGGCGATTGGCAATAACACCACGACCACCTACAGCTTTGGTGGGCATCCAGCGGTGTGTCTGATCAACCGAGCGGTCGTATCGGCTGGCACGGTTCCGGCTTCGACGAGCGGGACGATCCTTGGCGTGTTGCAGAAGTACGATGCGTCGGCGGATGCGGCGGTGGCCCTGACGGGCAACGTCGATCTGGAGGCGCTGGTGGCCGACGAAGGCACGGCGGTCGCCCTGCTCACCACGCTGACGGACGCCCAGAAGACGCTGGACATCGGGGACACCGTACGCTTTGTGGTCACGACGAACAACACCGTGACGACGGCAGCGGTCGACCTGTACGTCAACGTCGAACTGCTGGTGCAGGCGTAATGCCATCGCCGGTGGTCTTGAATCACCGGGGCACCCCGGAGCCGTCGTCGGAGATCCAGCGGCGGCTCACGGCGGTGCATCCCCGCCTATCCCTCAAATACGTCGATGGGGCCGATCAGCACTGGGCCATCACGATGCGCTGGGACGAACACGATCCGCGCTGGGGCATGGTGCAGTCGCAGGAACTCGACCCGAATCGCAGCATCGACATCATTGGCTATTTGCCGATGGCGTGTGGCATGGATGAAGCCCCGGCGTATCTGGCCAAAGCGATCCGGCAGTATCCCAAAGCCGATATTCAGGCGCTGACAGACCGCGTCATCGCGTTTAACGAGACGACCCCAATCGCGCAGGCAGTGGACGCAGCGATTGCGGAAGTGCTGGACAACCCCAATCCTGCTGGTACCCCGAAGCGTCGCGGTCGTCCTCCCAAGGCTAAGTAAGGAGTTGTCATGCCCAGCGTGACCGTAGCGGACCTGATTGAACAGACCCGCGAATACATGGATGCAGTCGGGTCCACCCGCTGGACAGATCCGTTTATCAAGACCATTCTCGCGCAAGTCTATGACGAGGAATGGTCGAACATTCTCAACGCCGCCCCGTACTACACGTTTCAGCAGTTGAACGTGACGACCGATGTGAACGGACAGATTCCGTTCTCGGCACTGAATACGGGCAGCGGGGACGCGCAGCGGAACTTCTATCGCATCTTGTCAGTCAGTGACGGCAACGTCCTGTACGACGAGACGCAGTTCCAGTACGTCCCGCTCGCGACCACGACAAACTACCTGCCGACCTACCCGCGCCTGTACTATCTCGTTGGGGAGTCGGTGCAGATCCTGCCCGTCGCGACGGGGACGGCGTTGTACATTGCCGTGAACTACAAGCCTACGGCGCTGAACGACCTGTCCTCTGATACGGTGGCGATCACCTTCCCTGACAACAATCAGGGCATTATCACGGCCAGCGCGGCGGCTAAGTTGCTGCTCAAGGGTGGCGCAGAAGTCGGCGCGGCCAATAACTTCCGGGCGCTGGCCAACGAAGAGCGCCAGTCGATGCTGGACGATCTGCGCCGTCGCACGATCAACCCGACGCGCATGGGGTACCCCGACCAGAAGTATGACTGGAGCGGCGGCTAATGGCGGCAGAACCCGGAGGGGTCCGTCTCTTCGATCAGCAGCCCAAGTTTGACGGGGGGCTGAACGATGTGTCGGATGACGCGACGGTTGCCCCGAATCAGATGCGCCGTGCGGTGAACGGGCGACTGACCGACTACGGGGCGGTAACGAAGCGTGGGGGCACCCAGCGGACGAGTATGTCCGCGCTGGCAGCCGCCCCCGTGCTGAACGGGTACACATGGACCCGCGACAGTGGCACCCCGCAGGTCTTGGCTATCTGCAATGGGGCGCTTCGCACGGCCACCTACGGCACGTTCCCGTTAACGTGGGCATCCCCAACGGGGACACTGGCCACCACCGGAACGCCGAGCTTCGCGCAGTTCCGGGATACGGCAGGCGCGGATGTCGTGTACATCGCGGACGGCGGCTTGCTGAACAAGTGGGACGGCACCACCCTGTCCACGAATCTCACCAACACCGTCGCCGTGACGGAGATCGCGGTCTACAACCAGCGACTATGGGGCGCGGGGAACAGTAGCTTTCCAGACAGCGTGTTCTACTCCGCGCTCGACAACGGGGACACCTTGGGCTACGGCGCAGGGGGCGGGGGCCAGATCATCGTCCGCACGTTTGGCGACGAGCCGGTCGTGGGGTTGGCCGCGATCAACACCTCCTTGCTGATCTTCCACCGACGCGGGATTTCGCGCCTCACAGGCTACGGGCAAGACGATCTGACCGTCGCGCCACAGGCGGTGACTGCCGATGTGGGGACGATTGCGCCCCAGAGCATTGTGGCGTCCGGCAACATTGCCTACTTCGTCACGGAGCGGGGGCTGTACCAGTGCAACGAAGCGGAGGTCGCGCCACTTGGGACGCCGACCACGCCAGACCCGTTGCTGCCCATTATCCGCCAGTTGACTGCGGCCCAGTTGGCAGCAGTCCGGTCGGTCATCAATCGGGCGACGAAAGAGCTGTGGATTATCATTCCCGGCTTTGGCTGCTATCAGTACCATACCGTGCTGCAAGCGTGGTCGGGTCCGTGGGATGGCGGGTATGTGGACCCCGATACGACCTGCCTGTTTGAGACGCTGGACGTGTCCGGATTGCCTGTCATTCTCAAGGGCGATGCCGGCGGCTGGGTGTCGCTATGCGATGCGCCGTATGTGTTCAAGGACAACGTCTTAGGGGATGGGACGGGTGGCGCTCGGTATGCGCTGACGGCCCAGCTCCATCGGTTCTACTTTGGCGATGATGCGCTGGCCAAGTCGTTTCGGTGGGGCTACCTCACCGCCCAGCTCAAAGGGTCCGCCCAGTGCCGTATTGAGTGGAACTCTGGCGCGACCTTTGGCTCGTTCTCGTTGCCGCCATCGACGGACGAAACGTGGGGTGGCGCGGGGACCGTCTGGGGCACGGGCACATGGGGTGGCGCAGGCAGCCAAAGCTACCGAATCCCGATGGGTGGGACTGGCTACTACGTCGACTTTAGTATCATTGATTCAGGGGAAGCGTTGCCGGTCTTCAGCCGGTTTCAAGCAGAAGCGTTCTCGTTAAGCCGGAGATAACATGGCCACGACGGTAGCCCAACATTCTATTGCCACCTTCACGTCGCCCATCAACGGCACTACGCCGATTGACGCGAATAGTGTGCGTGGTAACGACAACACCATTCGGTCGTCCTACAACGACCACGATGCTGACGCGGGGATTCACCTCCAGTCGTCGGCGCTCTCCGCCCGTCCCGTCGCTGGGGATGCGGGGCGCAAGTGGCTGACCAACGATACCGGCGCGGTCCGGCTGTATCTCGACACGGGATCGGCATGGGCGGAGATCAGCTATCTCCCGCTGGCTGGAGGGACCGTCGCTGGCAACGTCAGTGTGACGGGCACGCTGGCCGTGACAGGCGTCCTGACCGCATCCGGTGGTGTCGTCGGCAACATCACGGGCAATGCGGACACCGCCACCAAGCTCTCGTCGTCGCGCACGTTCGCGGTGACGGGCGATGTGACGGGGTCCGTCTCCAGCGATCTCACCACTGGCGCGTCGATTGGCACGACCCTCGCCAGCGGCGTGGTGTCCAACACCAACGTCTCGGCCAGTGCCGCGATTGCGTATAGCAAGTTGGCGCTGACGGGAAGCATCGTGAACGCGGATGTCAGTGCGTCTGCGGCGATTGCCGACACGAAGCTGGCGACCATTAGCACGGCCGGTAAGGTCGCCAACAGCGCGACGACGGCAGTCAGCACGAACACGGCGAACGCCATCGTTGCCCGAGACGCCAGCGGCAACTTCGCGGCGGGCACGATCACGGCGGCGCTGACGGGGAACGCCTCGACCGCGACCACGCTGCAAACGGCGCGGACGATTAACGGCGTCTCGTTTAACGGCTCGGCAGATATCACCGTGGCGGCTGCGGCTGGCACGCTGACGGGCACCACGCTGGCGTCGAACGTCACGGCGTCCAGCCTGACCAGCGTGGGCACGTTGACGAGCTTAGGGGTGACAAA